GAGGACAGATTTAAGCCCTATATTTACAAGGTATATAATAGTAGGGGAAATTTAGAGGAGTACTCTAGATATTACTACACTAAAAAAGAAGCTTTAGACTGGTACAATACTCAGGGCAAATGGCTAGAGAAACACTTTAACAGAGAACTAATTTTAATAGACACAGATATAAACTTATTTACTTATGTACCAAGCGCACTACTTAACAGATAAAGGAATTAAAAAATATTTAAGAACAGTAGACGAGGAAGTCTACAGAAAACATAAACAAATGTATTTGAATCACGAGAAACACATAGAAAATATTTGCAGAATAGTATTCGCTTATTTTGATGTGCCACTAGAAAAGATAAAAGTAAAGAACAGACAAGCTCAGATAATAAGAGCTAAACAATTTACAGCATACTTTTTAAGGCGCGAAGTTCGTAGAATAACCCTGACAGAAATAGGGCAAGTATTCGACTTAGACCATGCTACAGCTTTGCATTCTATTAGCAAAATTAAAGGACTTATAGAATTAGACAAAGAATATAGAAACTATAATAATGAGCTATGCAGTAAGTTAATGGAATTATATAGATAAAAATTAGTATATTTGTAAACAATTAAAAATTAAATTATGGATTTAGAAATAAAAGGAACTATCACTAAGATAGGCGAAACAGAAACAAAAACTGGAAAGGATGGCGCGCCATGGCAGAAGCTAATCTATTTAGTAACCACAGAAAAAACTTACAATAACCTATATGCTTTTGAGGTATTCTCTCAGGACAAAGTAGAGCAGTTTAGAAAGTATAATACTGTAGGCGATAAAGTAAGCGTAAAATTTAACGTATCAACAAATGAATGGAAAGGTAAATATTTCACGACTCTACAGTCTTGGAGATGTACAAAGGACGATTCTCAGAATACAGAGAAAGCGCCTGTACAAGCTGAGGAGGAAAGCGATTTACCCTTTTAGGAAGGTGATACAATTATTTTTAAGCAATGAAGGGGGTTCTTAATTGAGTCCCCTTTTTTTTATCGTCGTACTCTTAGACCCTATGTTTCCTACAAATCCGCGCTTCGTCACTTTTTTTTGCCTATGAGAGATTTTCATAAAGTAAAAGTTACAATTAAAATATTTTTTTCTGCAAAACTATCGACGAAGTGACGTAAATATTTAAAAAGCTAATGATAGCGAAGGATGTAGGCACGACACTTTAAAAATGAATCGACGTAAATAAAAATAAAGCGCGGAAAGTATTTTGTATTAAAAAAAGTATTATATTTGTGCTTCAAGTGACATAGGAACTCACAAAACATTGTTAAAAATCCTTATCTTAGAATGCCTATCCTATGTGGCTACTTTGATAGGGATTTTTTATTTTAAATAATATGGAGAAAATAACAGTTTATAAAAGTCTATTCGATTCTAAAGGAGTAGCTTTTTATATTACAATAGACCAAGCTCTTGAAAGAGTAAAGATAGGAAAGTCTAAAGAGCTTATTCAAAAGATTAGAAAGGAATCTAACAAAGAGAAAAGAAATAAACTAAAAGAAAAATGTATTTGCGTTTTGTTTAATGGAGAATTCAGCTCTAGGAATGACAACAGTTTAGTTAATCATTCAGGATATTGTGTTTTGGATTTTGATAATTTTGAAAGCAAAAAGGTTTTAAAAGAACAAAAAGAACTATTAAAAAAAGATAAGTATATTTATTCTGTTTTTGTTTCTCCTTCTGGGAATGGTTTAAAAGCATTAGTAAAAATACCTAAATGTACAAAAGAAGAGCATCCTCTATATTTTAATGAATTAAAAAAGCATTTTAATAGTAAGTATTTTGATGCTGCAAATAAAAATGTAAGCAGGATATGTTACGAATCTTATGATAGTGATATTTATATTAATAAAGATTCTGAGCTGTGGGATAAAATAGAAGTAAAAGAAGGATATAACTATATTGAAAGAGTGCCAACTATTCCAGTAAACGATGAAGCTAGAATAATATCTTTAGTGATGAAATGGTGGGAGTCAAAATACGGAATAATAGAAGGACAAATAAATAACAATTTGTTTATACTAGCTTCTGCTTTCAATAATTATGGAATACATCAGTCTACCTCTATTGACTACATGATAACTCAATTCAATCTATCTAATAAGATTAATGAAGTAACTAATATAAATAGAAGCGCATACTCTAAAGTAGGAGATTTTAAAACAAAGTATTTTGAAGATGCAAAAGCTATAACAGATGTAAAGAGAAAGCTGTCTAATGGAGTCAGTAAAATAGAAGTAAAGGAGGAGCTATTAAAAAGAGTGCAGCCATTAGAAGCAGATAAGATAATATCAGAGATAAAAGAAACAATAGAGAACTTTTGGAGTATATCGGTTAATAAGCAAGGAGTGACAAAAGTAAACATCAACAATGCAGACTTTAAAATATTCCTGCAATCGAAAGGATTCTTTAAGTACTATGCGGAGAAGTCAGAAACTCCGATTTTTGTTAGGGTAAAATCTAATATAGTTTCCAATTCTAGCGTAGAAAAAATGAAAGACTTTATACTGGACTACGTAGAGGATTTAAAGCTCTGGGATGTTTGGAACTATCTTACAAGCTCTGTAAAGTTCTTTAAAGATTCTTATCTTAATATGTTAGATAGTATTGATTTAAAGATGTTACAGGATACTAAAGATAATTCATTTATATACTATTCAAATGGAGTAGTTGAGGTAACTAAAAACAGTATAGAGTTAATAGATTACGTTGATATTGATGGTTACATCTGGGAAAACCAAATAATAAAAAGAGATTTTAATAAGAGTAAAGATATAGATAACGATTTTAAAGACTTAGTTTCTAAAGTTTCAGACAATAACAAGGATAGAAGGGAGTCTCTAGAAAATACTATAGGTTATTTAATGCACTCCTTTAAAGATAAGACAGACCAAAAAGCTATAATATTAAACGACCAAGAGATAAACGACGACCCTAATGGAGGGAGTGGTAAAAGTTTAATGCTTACTGCAATAGGTTACTTTAAAAAAGTGGTAAAAATAGATGGTAAAAGTTTCGACCCTTCTCGCTCTGACTTTGTATATCAAAGGGTAGATATTGACACGCAAACTTTAGCATTTGATGACGTAAAAAAGAACTTTAATTTCGAGAACTTATTTAGCTTAATTACAGAAGGTATAACAGTAAACAGAAAAAACAAAGATGAAATATTTATTCCATTTGAACGCTCTCCAAAAGTTATAATAACTACAAACTACGTAATTGATGGAGCTGGTAATTCACACGATAGGAGGAGACACGAAATAGAGTTTAATCAATTCTTTAACGGTAACCATACTCCACTAGATGAATATGGTAAACTGTTATTTGATGAGTGGGATTCTAACGAGTGGGTTAGCTTTGACAATTACATGATTAACAACCTTCAAAAGTTTTTAATTAATGGATTGACTAGCACAGTATCAATAAATGCAGATGTTAAAAGATTTATACAAAGCACTAGCAAAGATTTTTACGACTGGATAGAGGACGGAAACTTAAAGCCAAATGTAAAATATTACAATACAGAAAAGAAAGAGGAGTTTGTAAAAGAATATAAAGAATTTACTAATCTATCTGGTAGAGCTTTTTTGTTATGGGTGCAAAAGTGGTGCAACTTAAAAGGGTACACTTTAGATAAAAGAAGAGATAGTTCTAGATATTTTGTAATGATAGACGAAGCCAATAAATGGGAAGATAATAACGAAGATATATTTTAAGATTATGAAGTTTGAAATAAGCAGAATGGAATTAGTAGAAAATAAACATGGTAAGAATGACCTACTAATAAAACAAGTAAAAGTAATGACTTGCAAAGGTAAGTATATTAAATTTGCAACTCTTAACGAGGCACTACTTAAAGCATTAAAGGAAAGCGAAAGCATAACAGTAAAAAACAATGTTTGAGCTAAGAGACTACCAAAAGAAAGCCTCGATAGATGGTTTTGATATACTTAGAAAAAAGGGTATATTGATTATAAACTTTGAAGTAAGAACAGGTAAAACACATATTGCCTTAGATATAGGCAGGAACTATAATAATGTTTTGTTTGTAACTAAGAAAAAAGCTATCTCTAGTATAGAAGCAGACTATAAAACAGCAGGACATCAATACAGTTTAACAGTTATTAATTACGAATCTTTACATAAAATAAAAGGTAGATTCGACTTAGTTATAGCAGATGAGAGCCATGGATTAGGAGCGTATCCAAAGCCTTCTAAGAGAGTTAAGGAATTATCTAAGCACATAACAAAGGATTTAATTTTAATGACTGGAACGCTATTACCTGAGTCAAACGCTCAGATATACCATCAGTTATATGTTAGCCACAAAACACCGTTTAGAGCCTACAGAAGTTTCTATAATTGGCACAAAGTATTTGGAACTCCTGCAACTATTTATACGTCGTATGGAGAAGCTAAAGACTATTCTATTGTGGACTACTCAAAGATTAAAGAATACATTAAACCTTTGCTTTTAACTTATACACAAAAAGAAGCAGGATTTAACTCTAATATTAAAGAGAAAATACTACGAGTACCAATAAAAGAAAGCACTATTAAATTAGCTAACAGACTAAAAAAGGATTTAGTAGTAGAAGGAAAAGACGAGGTATTACTTGCAGATACTGGAGTAAAATTAATGAGTAAACTCCATCAGCTTTATAGTGGCACGGTTAAATTTGAAAGCGGCAATAGTAAAGTTATTGACTATTCAAAAGCTGAGTATATTAAAAAGAACTTTGAAGGAAAAAAACTAGCTATATTTTATAAATTTAAGGAGGAGCTGAACGCTATTAAGTCTGTTCTAGATGTTACTCAGGATATAGAGGAGTTTAATACAACGGATAAACATATAGCTTTGCAGATTGTAAGCGGTAGAGAAGGTACTAACTTATCTAAAGCAGATTATATTATCATGTACAATATAGATTTTAGCGCTGTTAGTTATTGGCAGGCAAGGGATAGAATGACTACGATAAAAAGAAGCAATAATATTGTATATTGGCTGTTCAGTATTGGAGGTATAGAAGATAAAATATACAAGGCTGTAATGAATAAAAAGAATTATACAACTCAAACCTTTATAAAAGATGTTAGAATCGAAATACCAAAGAAAGATAATTAAGGATTTTGAAAGCAGGGGTTATTATGTTTTGAACTTAATTAAGACTAATAAGTCAGGCATTCCAGACCTGCTAGCATTAAAGAAAGGAGAAGAGCCTATATTTATAGAAGTGAAAGCAGCTAAGGGAGTAGTATCTAAACTACAGGAGTATAGAATAAAAGAACTAAAAGCTCTAGGATTTACTGCTTATATTGATAGAGTTAAAAGTAATTTTTAAGGATAAAATTAAAAAGCTATGAAGCAGCTAGACCTCTTAAAACATATTGACAAAATTAACCCACCAAAGAAACTAATTCATGAGAATTACGTTATCAAAAATATTAAACAAAAAAAAGTATTATATTTACAGACGTGAACGAAAGTTTTATAAAAGAAAAAAGGCAAGTAATAGAAACTGCTTGTAAGAATATCTGCAAACATTCTGACATTTGGCAAGACTTATCTCAGGAAGTAAACATATATTTTTTGACTCATGAGCTGCCTAGTAACTTGAATAAGATAGATGGCTTTATATTTGTGGTAGCTTATAAAATGTTTCACTTGTCAGGCAGTTCTTTTAAACGCTTGCACTTTGATAATGTTTTACAAGAATCTACAGAGCTAGACTATCTTAAATTGAAAGATATTCCTTACATTAGCGAGAATGTTTATAAAGAATACTTAGAGCAAGTTAAACAACTAGACGAAATGGAGCGTATTTGGGTAGAGGAGATAGTAAAAAGAAACCTAAGCATAAAACTATTTAGCGACCACACAGGAATACATAGAGCCACAGCTAAGGAACGAATGGAAAGCATTTATAACAAAATAAGAAATAATAACAAATGACTATAATAATAATTTCAATACTAACAATATTAGCATGGACAAGTATATTTAAACAAACCTTTTCGACTAAGGAGGGTTTTAAGTATAGGTATTACTTTGCGAGAACCTTAATAAGTTCAGTAGACATTAAGCCTTTTAACTGTGCCTATTGTCTTTCTTTTTGGACTGGACTATCTTTGTCTATTGCTTTTATGGACCTGAGTTACATGGTTATATTTTTATACTTTGCAAAACAAGACTAATGGACTACAGAAAACTAAAATGGGGAGCTTTAAAGAGCTATGCAACTAAGCTAGGAATAAACACCAAAGGAATGACTAAACAAGTTCTCTTAGAGTGGTTGGATGCCATGCCCGATGTAGCACATGGAATAGAGGAGCTAACACCTTTTACAGGAATAAAACAAGAGCATCCATTATTTGAGGAGATAAAAGACTATTTACCTTATTTAAAAGCGTATAAAAAGCTGAATGCTATTAGTCGCGACCCCAAAGTAAACAAAGAAATAGCTACCTTATTTCTTAAATATATTGAGGAGGATAAAAATATAAGATTGAATCTAGGTTGTGGAATATGCAAACAAAGATACTATCAAAGAATGATAGCAGGCTATAATAGACTAGTGGAGGAGCATGGAGGAGAACGTATATAATTACTGCTTAGAAGTCCACGAGGATGGAAACTTATACATGGTAACTGAGTACATGAATGGTTATATTACTATTTGGGCAGCGAATGCCACAATAGAAACAGAAGGAGAAGTATATTTTATTAACTTATATGAAGATTAAACGTAAACACTATAAAGCTCTACAGTATGCCTCTTTAATTCAGAGGTGGCGATACTTGCCCAGTAACTTTATATTTGAAGTGGTGCAAAATAGCGAGGTAAACGAAGGAATGTTAAACAGAAATAGAATAGAGCAGAATGGTAAAAGAATATGAAGAAATGGACTGGAGCAAGAACTACACATACAAGGATAAAAAGATATACATTAGTTACGAAACTAAGAAGTATATTTTATGCTCATTTAATGAGAATGGAAAGGGTACTTTTAAACTAGACAAAACAGAATTTCATGGCTAGTATAAACCTTTTTAATGTAGGCTATCAAATCTACTTAATACCTACAATCAAATTTACCCACTCAAAGACATTGAATGGATATAGAGCCTTAGAGTTTATATGGCTAAATTGGGGAATAGAAATAGCAATAAACTAAAGCCAGATATAGTAATAAGAACTTAAACAAACAAAACAATGAATAAAGAGCTTACCCCTAAAGAGCAGAAGTTTGCTGAGCTATGTGTTACACTAGGTAATCAAACAGAAGCGTATAGGCAGGCTTATAATGTCTCTAATCCAGATGCAGATTGGCTAACATCTAAAGCAAGCCACTTAGTAGCAAAGGACAACATTAGGGCAACCATTGAAAAACTAAGAGAAAACGAAAGTAACAAGCATGGAATAACTAGAGCAGCATTGGTTAAAGGAGCTTTAGAAATTATAAGCGATGCAGACTACACATTTAAACTAGGCGCTAATAACGAACTCAGTAAAGAAGATAAACAAGCCTTTTACCGTATAATGAACCAAACTAGTAACAAGGATAAATTAAGAGCCTTAGAGTTTATTGCTAAACTAACTGGATTAAATGAACCCGAAAAGGTAGAGCATAACCATACGATTAAAACACATACAACCTCTTGGAACACATAAGCTATCGGACACACTAAGCTATACAATCCACACGCTAAGCAGCTAGAAATACATAAGGCACTAGAAACAGATATTAAATACTGTATTGTTTCAATAGGTCGGCAGTTCGGCAAATCAACACTAGGAGAAAACCAATGTATTAAATGGGCTTTAGAGAATGCTTCATGGCAAATAGGATGGGTATCTCCTATCTATAAGCAAGCTAAGAAAGTATTTAAAGACATGGAAAAGGCTTTGCAGGGTAGCCCATTTGTAACCAGTATTAATAAGGGAGATTTAATAATAGAGTTTGACACAAAAAGCTCTATACAGTTTTATAGTGCAGATGCCTACGATAGTATAAGAGGCGAGACCTTTGATGCTCTTATTTGTGATGAGTTCGCTTTCTTTAAGCCTGAGGCATGGAATGAAGTACTAAAAGCAACCGTATTGGTGCGAGGTAAAAAGGTACTTATCTTATCAACTCCAAAGGGTAAGAATCAATTCTATAATTTGTTTAACCTAGCCGAGCATAATAGCAACTACATAAGTTTTAGAGGCAGCTCATACGATAATCCATTTATAGATCCTGCTGAAATAAAGGAAGCAGAAAGGAATCTTCCAGACCATGTATTTAAGCAAGAGTACCTAGCCGAGTTCTTAGATAATGGTTCTAGTGTATTCAGGAACATAAAAGAATGTATTAACAATAGTTCCCAAAATGCGAACTTATTTGCAGGGATTGACTTAGGTAGGTCAGATGATTACACTGTTTTAACTATTGTAGATTCAAATAATGTTGAGGTATATTCTGAACGGTGGAGGCACATGGAATGGAGTGCTATTATTAATAACATTGTAGAGCAGCTAAATAAGTTTAGACCTAATACCTTAGTCGAAAGTAACGGAGCGCAAGACGCTATCTTTGAACAGATAAGAAATAAAGTAAGTTACAATAAGAACTCAATACAACCTTTCGTTACAACCTCCAAAAGCAAACAGAATATAGTAGAGGACTTAATAGTTAAATTTGAGAATAAGGACATAGGTATAATCGGACATGACTGGCAGATAAACGAGCTAGAAGTATTTACTTATGAGT